GGTACGGGTAAAACATTTATTTCATTATATAATGCTCTTGCTGATGTGCTTGATGAAACAACACCATACGAAAGAATATATCTTGTGCGTTCTTTAGTATCCACACGTGAGATTGGTTTTTTACCAGGTGATCATGAGGATAAAGCAGATATTTACCAAATACCATACAAAAATATGGTAAAATATATGTTCCAAATGCCAACTGATGCTGACTTTGAGATGTTATATGGTAATTTAAAGGCACAAGAGACAATAAAATTCTGGAGCACTTCCTTTATAAGAGGAACTACTCTAGATAATGCAATAGTTATTGTTGACGAGTTTCAGAATCTTAATTTTCATGAATTAGATTCAATTATCACTCGTGTTGGGGAAAATAGTCGTATAATTTTCTGTGGTGATGCAAGTCAAACTGATTTAGTAAAAACTAATGACAGGAATGGCATACATGATTTTCTCAACATATTGCGTAAAATGCCATCCTTTGATATAATAGAGTTTGGTATTGATGATATAGTTCGTTCTGGACTTGTCAAAGAGTATATTATTGCAAAACTTGAAATTGGTCTTTAATGTTTAATCATGTAGAACTAAATCTTCCTAAACTTTCAAGAGAAACTATTGACGGTGTTCGATATTACTCTGTGCCTGATGAAGATGAATTAATTAAATTAGTTTCAATTACATCTGTTACAAGTCATTTTAACAAAGAAATTTTTGTTAATTGGCGAAAGAGAGTAGGTGATGAAGAAGCAAATCGAATTACGAAAGCAGCTACCACCCGTGGTACTGATTTTCATACTCTAACTGAACATCATTTATTAAATGATGAGAAACTTCCAAAAGTTCCTCCAATTTCTAATTTTTTGTTTAATGTAGCGAAGCAAAAAATTGGTAATATAAATAATATTTACGCTTTAGAGGGTTCTCTCTACAGTAGGCAACTAGGAATTGCTGGAACAGTCGATTGTATTGCAGAATACGAGGACGAGTTAGCGATAATAGATTTTAAGACTTCTAAAAAACCAAAACCAAGAGACTGGATAGAACATTACTTTGTCCAGTGTATGGCATACGGTTGTATGTTATATGAATTAACGGGTATATCTGTTAAAAAATTAGTAATTATCATGTCCTGTGAAAATGGAGAATGCATCGTCTATGAAGAATACAACAAAGCAAAGTACATCAAACTCCTCGGAGAATACATTAACAAATTTATTCAAGATAAACTGGAACTCTATGGAACCGAATAAAGAATTAGAACAGGCAATCGAGAATAAATTCTTGACACCTTCAAAATTTGCAATGGAAATCGAAAAGATTGTAGCAGAAGAGGAAGATTTCAATTATATTGATGCAATCTGTTACTATTGCGAAACTAACAATATTGAGGTAGAATCAGTATCGAAGTTAATATCCAAACCTTTAAAAGAAAGATTAAAATGGGATGCTACCCGTCTTAATTTTATGAAACCTACATCAAGAGCAAAACTGCCTTTATAATGAAAAAATCAGAATTAATTCATTGGAGATTGCAAGCAATGCTTCGTGAGCATACCTTCCGTGACTTACAATACTTGGGTGTTCGACCTGATAGTGTTGGTATCGATCAACATTGGTATCGAATCGGAGAAGCAGAAGTACCTGTGGACTCAATTACAGAATTAGATAGTGAAGAGGAAGATGATGAAAGTGACTCCATTTGAAACCTATCAGTCATATCTTTCTATGAAAAGTCATTTTACAAATCGTAAGTATGACTTCTTTAAATATGGTGGCAAATCCCGTGCCACAGTAACGGCTTTCAATCGAAGAAAAGACAAATACTGGTTTGAGAAAACTTCCCGTAAGTATTCTGATGGTCAGATTGTTGATTTTCTTCTTGCCAATTTTGTAACATCAACTAACCCAGAAAACTTATGGATTGGAGAAATTATCAATTCTGGCGAAAGAAATTACTCAGAGTGGATGAAAACTCAACAGAGTTTAACTTACTTGTTCAAAGAACAATCAGAGAGATTGCTATCAGAGAACGACTTAGACGAAGTATTCAACTGCTCCAAGGGACACCCAAAAATACTCAAGAAACACTTGGGTGGAGAACTAAACTTAGAAGTCTTAGTAATCTACGAAAAAATCTTTTCTTTCGTAAAAAACTTTGACAAGAAACTTGACGATCCTGTATGGGAAACCGTAAAGATGAAAATTAACAAGTATAGTCCTTTCATAAATATTAATGTGTTTCGTTATAAAAAATTATTAACAGAGGTTATTCGTAATGGCTCTTGAAAATGCAACAGTGCTTGAAAATCTGAAATCTCAACTCAAAGAAGTAACGGGTCAACTAAACAATTTAAATGAAACCCGTGTTAAACTTCTAGGAGCAATTGATGTCCTTGAGCAAATCGAGGAAAGCAAAGTGGAACCTAAAGTTGTGGAGACAAAGAAAAAATGAGATTTTTTGATTCGGAAATAGTCCGAGAAGAATTATCTGAAATTAACAAACTACAAACTAGCATCTATGGTAAGATGTTTGGTTTTGGTTTTCTAAGTCCTACTGATCGAAAGGAGCACGTTGATAAATTAGAAACTCTTTTAGAGAAACAAAAAACAATGTGGACTCGGTTATCTTTATCAGATGACCCAGAAGCAAAAGATATGAAAAATCAATTGCGTAAGTCCTTACAAGGTATGGGTTTTCCAGAAGGAACTGATCTGCCATCTATTTTTAGTGCGATGGAAGAAACCATTGGACGACTCAAAGAGAGTGTTGACTAATTAATCTATCTTTGATATAATATAAACATCCCCCGATCAAATTATCCGAGGTAATCCAAATGTCATTCGCAGACTTAAAAAAGCAATCCAAATTAGGTTCTTTGACCGCTAAATTAGTTAAGCAGGTCGAGAAGATGAATAATACTGGAAGCACAGGTGATGACCGTCTATGGAAACTAGACGTTGATAAGTCAGGTAACGGTTATGCTGTTATCAGATTTCTACCTGCACCAAATGGTGAAGATCTTCCATTCGTAAAACTATACTCCCATGCCTTTCAAGGTCCTGGTGGTTGGTATATTGAAAACTCTTTGACCTCACTTGGTCAAAAAGATCCAGTATCCGAATATAATACAACTTTGTGGAATAACGGAACAGATGCTGGAAAGGAGTTAGCAAGAAAGCAAAAACGTAAACTTACTTACATCAGTAATATCTACGTTGTAAAGGATCCATCAAATCCTGAGAACGAAGGTAAAGTTTTCTTATACAAGTATGGTAAGAAAATCTTTGATAAACTTACTGCAGCAATGCAACCAGAGTTTGAAGATGAGGAAGCAATTGATCCATTTGATTTCTGGCAAGGTGCAAACTTTAAGTTAAAAGCAAAGAATGTTGCAGGATACAGAAACTATGATAGTTCTGAGTTTGCTGCACCAAGTCCTTTACTTGATGATGATGACGCTATGGAGTCATTATGGAAGAAGCAATACTCTCTCGCTGAGTTAGTTGCTGCTGATCAATTCAAATCATATGAAGATTTGAAGAAGCGTCTTGGTTACGTTCTTGGAAATGCTGCACCCCGTCAAGATGCAGAGGTTGAAGATGAAGTCGAAATAATTCAAAGAGAAAGAGCAGAGCAAGTTGTTACTGCTGCAACTGAATCAACTTCAGCACCAGTCACTGCTGCTGCAGAAGAAGATGATACACTTTCATACTTTGCAAGACTCGCTGAAGAGTGAGATACAATCAACTCTGTCTAACCCTGTTAGTCATAGCAGCATATTTAAATTTACTACTTAAGTAGAATCAGACCGTAGAGAAATCTACGGTTTTTTTATTTCTGTATTTGACCTTTCTTTTTGTTTTCTTGTTCCTCTGCTCCTCTTAAAAATGCCATATAAATTGCCCTTGCTCTGGTCATTTTTTTGTCTCCAAGATCTTTAGAACCTTTTCTTAAATTATCTTTTTGAGGAATAACTCTCCTATTATCAGATGCATCACCTGGATGAATCTTA